ATTATCTATACTTTCATTTCTGCTATTACAAATTTGTCTTCAATTTCTGTTGCCCTTATTAAATTTTTTACGTCTTTTTTCAATATTTCAGTTATATCTTTTGTTTTTCTTTCCTCTATTTTTCTCGATATTTCTATTAACAAGTTTGCATAATCTTCCATGTCACAGTAATTATTGAACGTTCTTTGTGTTATTACTTGTCCTTTGTCATTAACTACTATAACTACGTACATCATTCCCTATCATCCCGTGATTATCGTTATTTTGTTTTCCGCTTTAAATACGATTTTACCTTCTCTTTCTATTTTTTCTACTTTGTATCCCATTTTTTCTAGGTCTTCAACTAACATTTCTGCATATGCTGTTGCCATTTTTTGTGTTGGTTCTATTATCACTTTATTGATTTCTGCTATTGTTATTCCGTTCATCTTCCTCTCATCACCTTGTTTTCTACTCTTATTGTCTTTTTCAAGAACTCTGCTGGCGTTAATACGAATGTCGTTCCCTTGTCTGTCATCAGTATTATTCTTGCAAAGTTTTCTGACTCTTTTAACTCGACATTTGTTATTTTTTCCTCGTGGTTATTGTACATGATATATGCTTCTGTAGATTTTTGTATCATGTCTAGTCTCTCTTCCACTAGTTTTTTTATGATGGGGTTCTTCATGGGATTTGGCATTTATATCACCTTTGCCGTTTTGTATGCATTTAGAAACTCTTTTTCCTTTTGTGTGTATATTGTTCCATCCGTGGTTCTTATTATCATCAGATGCCCTTCTTTTCTTATTTCCTCAACCTTTTTTCCCTTGTAGTATATGCTGTACCCTCTTTTTCTCAGTTCATTTATTGCTTTTAGCATTTCCTCAACTCTTTTTTCAACATCCTCGATTTTCTCTTTCTCTTCGACTATTATTTCTCTATTCAGGAATTGTTCCCTTGTTAGTAATAGCAGTTCGCCGTCCTGAAATTCCACTACGACGATACCGTGTAATAATTCTACATCCTTCACTGGTTCTACACTTTGGGCTTTTCTCATCTTCACGGTTTTCTTTTCGCTTAGAAGTTGAATGACTCGAACAAATTTTTCTTCAAGCTCTCCCATATGGGTATATAGGGGGTAGTGATTAAAAAAATTATCCCTCTGCTTGTAGTATGTATTTCCCGCTCTTCGTTATAATTAGTTCTTTTATGACGACATTTATTCCCAGTGTTGTTGTTGCCTCCTGGATTATTTTATCCTCTATCTCTTTCAGCTCGTCGATTTCTTTTAGTCTTTCTGATTTTGTTAGATTGATTTTCGTTGTACCAAGTGCTTCGAAAATGTCTTGTATTGCCGACACGTCAATTTCTCCTTCAATCCTTACCTTGATTTTCATACTCCCACATCAAGACAATTTTTCCTTCCATGGTTATTTTGCCTTTCTTGAATGTTACGATGTTCGGCACTTTCTTTTTATAGAATGAGATGATGTCGTTTATGATTTCTTTCATTTCCTCGTTTTTGGTTATGTCTCTGCCTATTATTTTGGTTTCGTCGAAAGTTATTTCCTCTTTTCCTATTAGTTTTACAAGTGCTAGTATGAATTTACCTTCTTTTGTCTTTTTTGCGTCGTCACTCGTTCCGATTATTATGTGTCTAATCATTTTACTTCACCTTTGAGAACTGACATGATTTTCTCAACTCGCAATATTTGCATTCGTTAAATGGTGCTATAAGTGTTTTCGCTACGTACTTCTCTATTTGCCGTTTTATCCATTCATCGTCCACGTGGTACTGGGAGAAGAACGTTTGACCAGTCTCTATTTCTGATACTTTTCCGTCTTCCACTATAAACTCCCGCATTTCATTATTCCCCACGTAGATGATTACTCCTTTTGTTGCGTTTACCATATTCATGTAGATTAGCACTTGGAATATGTGCTCATCGTAGGGATGGTCTGGTGGTTTAGCTACTGTTTTGAATTCTATTACGATGTTGTCTTCAGTTAGTCCGTCTAGTCTTCCTATTAACGTGTAGTTGCCGTACTGTTTTCTCACTTCTTTCTCAAATTCTATTTTCTTTTCTCCGTACGTTGCTAGTAGTTTCTCTAGCCCCTCGTGAAGTGCTACTCCTCGAATTATTGATGTTTCTGGTTCCTCTCTTTTTGGTCTCAGTACGCAGTGTAAGAGATCTGTGACGTAAACCTCGTTTTCTCCCTTGGGTGAGTGTTCTTGTTGCATTTTCTTGAATGCTTTTCTAATTTCCTCCACGATCATCTACAGATCACCTCAACCATTTTTTCGCCTAGTACCGACTTTGCTGTCGTCTTGTTCGTACATAGATCTGTTTTGTTGTGTATTCCAGCTCTCATTAACTGCACTGCTCTCTTTCTTCCAATGCCTGGTAATCTGACTAGGGCTAGTGCTTCGCTTGGGACTCCGTATCTGGTTTCTAGATAGAGCATCTGTAGTTTTTTTGCCAATTCGACTTTGCCGAGTGCTTTTGATATTCTGTATACGCCGTATGTTTGCCATGCCAATGTCTCCACTAGTTTATTCAAGTCATGTAGTGACATTCCTTTTGTGCTTTTCACGATGATCTTGTCGTCAACTCCTTTTATCCAGTTTTCGAATATCATTCTCACGTTCTCGCCTTTTGATGCATCTAGTACATTTCTGTTTTCTAGTACTGCATTCATGATGTCTTCTACCGTCACATTTTCTTTGTCCAACACGTCTTTGTACGCTATTGCGTCTCTAACGTCGAAATATGATTCTGCTACAGCCCTTCCGTAAGTCGTTGTATAGTATCCCGTGCCGTCATGTCCTAGAATTTTTGCTTCAACTAGTTTGTTTGCTGTCTCTATTATTTCGTCTTCGCCTAGGTCTTTGAAGGACAGCGTGAACTTTGCTACTCTCTTTAGCTTATCCTCTTTCATATACACGTACTTGGATACTGTTGCGAGTATGAAATCTTCAAGTACGTGGTGCGGTGTTAGGTTTCCATAGTCGACGTTGAAATAACGTCTCTTCAATTTTTCAGCTTCTTTCATGTCGGTTGCTTCAATTACGCAAAGTCCCTCTTCGTCATATCCAGGTCTTCCTGCTCTTCCGCAAATTTGGTCGAATTCTATCGGGGTCAACGATCTCCATCCTAGGAATCTTCCATACTCGATGATAGGCAATTTCAAGTCGTCGAAAATAACAGCGTAAAATGGGAAGTTGACGCCTTGTCCGAGGGCTGTTGTTGTAATGATGATGTTGTATTTTCCCTGCTTAGTCTCTTCTAGCAGTCTCAGTTTGGCGTCTGGTTCTAATCCAGCATGGAAGAACGCAACTCTTCCTCTGTATTTTTTATCGTAAATTAGATAGAGTTCTTCCGCCTTTTTCCTAGTACTGGTAAAGATCATGACTACTTTTCCTTTTTTCGTTAGTTTTGTAACGAGATCCTCTTTCATTTCTATCTTATCACCGTCCTCGAAAAATAGTGTTTTCCCTATTTTGATTGCCTTGTAGATGGGAATTGGTCTTTCGTTAGTTTTTACGATTTCGGCGTTCGTAATGTCAGCGATCTTGTCTATGTCTGGAATTGTTGCACTCATCATTACGAGTCTTATTTCCTCATTCATTGCATACGCCATGAGGTTTTCTATTGCTTTCCCCCGCTCTTTGTCACCAACGTTGTGTATTTCGTCTATGATGATCATTTCCACGTTGTTTGCCCATCCGTAATGTCTTCTTAGTACTGCGTCAGCTTTCTCGTACGTTGTGAAAATTACCTTAGCGTCAATATTTTCGGGGTCTTCGTCATAAACTTCGCTTGTTAGTGCTGTGGTTGGTGTCGTTGGCGAGACTTTCTTCTGGAAGTCGTCGTTAAGCTGTAGGGCTAATGCTTTCAAAGGGACAGTATAAAGTACTCTTCCTTTTGTCTCGTTAGACAATAGCATTGCTAAGAATGATTTTCCTGTGCCGGTTGGTGCAGAGATCAGTATGTTCTTGTCTGTGTTGTGGAAGACGTTAATCACTTTTTGTTGGAATTCATTGAGCTTTACCATTTTTCTCACCTGAGTAGAATTCTTTCTCATCAATTCTTCGAATTACTGAAATTTTTGATATTTTAATGTATATTGGGTTTCCTTGTTGGTCTTCACCGAGAATGTTGTTATAGTCGTCTATCTCTACGATCTTTAGTCTGTATTTTCGTCCTTGTGCTAGTACTTCTATAATGTCTCCTACTGAGAATGAGATTTTCCCCATTATTAATTTATTTTTAGCCATTATTTTATGGTATCACATTCCAGAATTTAAGTTTTTTATTCTCCTTGTTCTATTGTTGTTTATGAGAGTTGTCGTTCATATTGAGGGCGTCACTGAAGTAGAAGAACCTTGTGAAAATGAATTAGAGTGCCTTTTAATTTATTCACAAATGTTAGAAAAATATGAGGATGAATTAGGATTTTGTTACGGGGTTAGTTTGCAAGAAAGAGTGAAATGTACGCACGGATACGTTGAAATAAAGAGATGAAAAAAATTATTTTGTCTTTAATGCCTCATACTGTTTTTTCAATGCTAGTAGTTGTGAAGGATGAACCAGCACTAACATTGGTTGCGGATAATCGCTCTGTTGATATGCTACTCCGACGATCACTGCACCCTGTTTTAGCTTTGGTACGACATTCCTTAGTAAAGAGTAGTATACTCCCTGTGATGTTGAGAATAAATACACTTCTTTCTTTTTGCTGTTGATTTCTTTCACTAGGTCAATGGGTAGCGTTTGTTGATCTTGTATTGTATTCACTATTTTTTCGATTAAGCTGTCGTCAGTTATTACGTATCCGTCAATTTGAGAGACCTGTCCCGGTTCATTAGACTTATTGAAGATGACATCATGAATTTCCACTTTCTTTATAATTAGCAATTTCCAGACGTATTTATTCAGATTTTCCCTTTGAAATGGCAGTACGAGTTCATCAGATGTTGCTTGTTCTTGCAATTCTATTTTTTGTGTTTGTGCTTCTTCTGGCATTTCTTCGTTTTGCTCGTCTTCTTGCAATTCCTCTTTTATCTTGTTTTTCTCTACCATTTTTTCACCACCTCCTTTAGTTCTTCAGGATACGTATCCCAATACTGGCAGAATTCTAAAAAAATCTTTTCGGAATTGCTTAATGCCTCCAGGGGTAAGCCCTGGGGATTGATTAATTGGTTGCATTCTTCGAAGCTGGGCATTTTGTCCCCCTTACTAGAATGTAGCAGAACAAATATTTAAACATTTCCCTTCATGAAGCTTTATATACTAGTTTGTGATATCATATTTTTATGAGAAGGGCAGAAAAAACTCTCGAGGAAGAGATACAAGATAAAATAAGGGATAGGTTATTTGAATCAGGGTATTTGATTAGCCATGTAGTTATTTTCAAAATGAGTGAAAAATCTGGATTTTTTTATATCGTGGTTGAAGGAGATCAGGGACTTACTGTAATTGAGAGGGGGAAGTACTCGGTTTCTGGAAACTCGATTATGATTCAACTAACGACGGGTGAGACATTTTATATCTAAAAGTCAACTAATTCTTATTTTTTTGAGCGCTCTTCTTGTTAATACATAAATTACTCTGATTGCTTTCTTTTTTTCATTCTCCTCATCAATTTTTTGTGCTAATTCTGCTAATGTGTTTATTGTCTTTATTATTTCATCAATCTCTTTTTTTTCAATTTCATAAGCGTATCTTAGATCTACTGCGATTTCGTAAGCTTTTTTAATTTCTTCTTGCAGTTTTAGTATTGTTGCTATTTTTTCTCCTTTTTCTGTTAATACTACGAAATCTGTCAATTCTGATTTCTCTTTATCAACAATTATTTTTATTTCTGTTAATCCTTTTCTTGTCAAGCTATTTACAATTCTTCGTATTTTCCCGTCTCTAATGTTAATTTCTTTTTCGTCAAATAATCGAATGAGGATTCGTTCCTCGCCTTTGGATAATTTTGTTTCTAACATAATTTCACCTTTAGTCTATAAGAAATAGGAGGAGAAAAAAATTATTGAATTTCGAATAACCAAAGTTCGTATCCTATTTTTTCTAACTCTTCTACTGATTTTATTACTGTACCTTCAGGAAGGCGTTGTTTCAACAGGAATGCTAGAATTTTATCGCCGTGAGATACTCTGATAGCTATTCTATTCATGGTAACATTGACTTCTAAAATATTTGATAGCAATTTTGCAGTAGCGTCGTGTCCTATGGCTGATGTGAATTTTTCGTTTTGTACCAGTTTTTTTGCTTGCTCTATGTTTATTTCCTTTGCCTTAATTAGATACTCCTCCCCCGGTTTTAAGGGGAGGATAGCACTATTTAAGATATACAGCATATGTACTACTGCATTTTTAAGATATATAAATTTTTCTTTAGCCGATATGCTGGAAAATTCTGGTCTTTGATCTTTATGAAGAGAAAAGGAGAAAAATAAAAAAAAGATTAATCAGCTTTGCGTACTGGTGGGTGAACCAATAAGTATGTCCCTGGACCTAGCGTTATGGTATCGTGGTCTTCGCTTTTGATGTCTAATCTACTGTTAACTCTTACTAGTGTTCCGTCTTTGGCATGTGCTAATTTTATCACTCCTTCAGCGTAATGGTTATAAATTTCTAATGGGTAATCATAAAATTCGATGTAGTCAGGCACTTCGACTTCGTGGATCTCTAGATGTCCTTGTGTGAGTACTGGGTTTGCTTCAATTGTTTTTACCTTGTGTGCGATATATACTTTAACTCCATAATTATTGAACTCGACCAAGTATTTCCTTGGGCTGAGGCGTTTTAGAAAATCTTTGTAGGTTTGTAAGAATATTTCTGTGAATGTTAATTTGTCTCTGGTGAATTTAAAGTCCGCTTCAAGTGTCATTTTTTTCCAGTCCATGACCCACAGTCCTCTTGCCGGTTTGGCGCTGATTTCTCCGTTGTTCTCGACTTCTATTTGGTAGCATCCTTCCACTGTCATTCCAGAGTTGCTTATGTACCATGCACAGTCGATAACGTTTCTGTCATATCCAGTTACTGCGATTTTATATATCCAGTTACCTGACTTCAATTGGATCACTGGGGGTTCAGGTAGATTCGGGAGTTTCAATTTTTTACTTGATTCTTGATTTTGAGTTTCCATACTATCCCCTCTACTTAAGTAATTGTTAAAACGGCTATATAAACATTTCTCTCTGTCTTTTCTATTTATGAAGATACAAATACTAATGTTTGTATGATTCAATTGAAGTCAGTACCAGTAGATTTTTAAGAAGAAATAATAATAAGAAAAGTAAAAAAATGAAATAAAAAAATAACTTATCTTAAATTTATTCATTTCCCCAGATCATTAGACCTAAATCCTTGGGGGACAATTCTTTTAATTCTCTAAAACTCTCAACTCCGAAATTTTCAATATATTCTTTTGTATCGTCAATATACCATCCGTTTTTGTCCTGGAATATGATCTTGATTCTCTTGCTATCCTCTTCATCCTGGAGTATCTTAGCAACCTCCTCCAATTTGTTTTCGTCACTTAATTTATAAATTATTACTTTATTTTTTTCGATTTCTTTTTCATACCTGGTCATTTCTTCTTTCCCTATATTATATTTTTGATCCCCCCTATATATATCTTATTATGATTAGATTGATGGCATGTCGACTATTTATCTCAAGAAGATGAGAAAATAAGTAAAATCGATAGATATTTTTAGCAAATAAAGATAGTAATAATATCTGAAAAGTGAAAAAAATGGTGTATAAAAAATAGAATAACTTTACCAGAATTTCTTTAAATTACGTACCTTGTAGCATTCCATTCCGTATCTCCCATCTTGGCACCATGACTCGTATATTGCTTTTTCCTTTTTATGCGCATTTTCGTTAACGTACTTTAATAAGCTTTTTAAGAACATTAGCCTGATGTTGTAGTCTCTTGCACATTTTTCATTACATCCGCATAACTTGAATATTGATTCTAGTACTTCAGCATTTTCGATATTTTTAATTAGTTCTAAGTTTTTGTTCCAAAGTTCTATTGAATATTCACTCATTTCATATTGAAACTCTATAGTTTTTCTGTACCCTTCTCTCTTATTTATCCATAGGTAATAATGAATTTTTACTATTATTGGTTGTTCATACTTCTTTGGGTTTGGTTTCGGAATTATTACAACAACTTGTTTTTTTAGCCAGTCTTGTTCATATATATAAAAAAAGATATCTTGTTCAAAATTGTTTTCGTCAAGACTTATGTCTGTCCACATACAGAGTGTCCCCTATCGTTAATATGTGTAAAATGGATATATAAATGTTTCCCTCTCACATTCTCTTTCTAGGGAGAGGGGAATATTCTCTTTTTTTCCTTTTTCTGAAAGAAAAATTAGATTGATAATGATATCACGATTTTTGCTTTAAATAGTATTACCATGTAATTATCTAATTATGAGTACTAGATATGAAATTCTAAAAGTTGAGTGTAAAGAAGAAAATTGTTTTATAACCTTGAAGTTGATAAGAAATGGTACAATAGAGATTTTCAACTCTGTGCCGTTAGAAAATATAAATAAACTGATAGAGAATTTCTCATTTTTTTAGCTGAAAAAGAATTTTTGATTCTGTATAATACCAAATTAGTTTTCAATTTCGTTTTCTTTACATGTAGGAAAAAGTTTACGTTTGAATTAACAAGATTCGTTTAGCAATTTTGTGTTCATATTGAGAGAGAATGATTATGTGTCATACATGAAAAATCTAAATGACTGATTAAAAATTAATATAGAAATTTTATTACAAAAATTTGAAAAATTGTCTGTGAACTGAATTATTGCCCTAATTTAGGGTATCATTTTACTTTAGAACAAAGTTTTCAAGCAATTTTTCTATTGTATGCAATATATTTTGTAAAGTGTAATAAAGTGAGCTTAATGTAGAGAAAAAGATATATAAATGTTTAAGGTAATATATATAGTAGGGAAGACTATGTCTATGGAAAACGTAAGTAAAAAAGTAACACAAGAATTTCAAGAGATGTTGTTGAAAAGAAAGTATAATATGTATAAGCATGCCAGGAATTCTTTAGATAAATTACTAATAATATCAAATTTTGTTAGAGAAATAAAGGGAGAAGTGTGGACTATTGAAAGAAGATACACTGATGTTGTCGCAAAAAATGATATTGAAGAAATCAAGAATACAATTAAAGAGATAGAAGAAAAATTAGATAAACTATACGATTTGTTTTTGAATTTATAAAAATAAAGTTAATCTTCTTTTTTTTATGCTTCTCTTTTTCTTGATGAAGAGAATTGTGTAAACTATTGTTATGTCTATATATAATATAGGTATATTTCTTCTTCTTTCATTCTTGATGAAGAGAATATAACAACATGCATTATTCATATATAATATATAGGTATAATAGTTGACAGAAAAAGTTCACGCAAAAATGATTTTAACTTGACTCAAAAATTATGCCTTGATATTCTCTAAAGATGAAGTTGTACCTCTGGGAAAATTGTCTCTGGAAAATTTCGTGATCATACGCTATGTCTAATATTATTCCTTTTGTTTTATTTGTTGAAGGTCTCATTACTCTTCCAATACGCTGTACCAGTTTTATTCTACTCTTTCCTTGTGTCAGTAATACTATTAAGCGTAGATTTGGTATATCTAAACCTTCATCCGCTAATGATGTCGCTATTAACGTTTGAATCTTTCCGTTTTTCAGGTTTTCTATTTTTCTCATTCTCTCTTCTAATTTTGTCATTGATGTAACAAAGTCTGATGATATTCCATTTTTGTTAAACAATTCTGATAATTTTCTGGCAGTCGATATTCTCCTTACAATTACTAATGCTGGAAATTCGTTAATTTCCTTTATTTTCTGAATTATTTGACTATTCGTATTTGGTGAGTTTTCGAATAACTTCAGTAAAGTCGAGTAATATCTGGCAAATTCCGTATTTTCCTTTTCTTTTTCTAGTCTCTTTATTTTCTCTTTCAGTTTCTTTGGAATCTCAGGAGTAAAGGCAATATATTCCAGAGGAACTAAATAGTGATTCTTGACTAGTTCTTGATAATTAATGGAATATGATACTCTCCCTAGAAGTCCATGAATTTCTAGATCCCTTCCATCCTCTCTGAAAGGAGTGGCGGTGAGCCCTAACCTGATTGAACCTGGTGAATCAAGTAGCAAAGCTTTAATACTACTTGCGGGCGTATGGTGGGCTTCATCAATTATGATCAGGTCCGCATTATTAACAATATCTCTAAGCTCATCATGTTTATTGCGCTTTTTCTGAGAGTAATAATACGAAATTGACAATGCTATTAGATTTGCATCTTTTTCTTTTTTCAATTCATTTAGCTCTCCTGATACTATTGCAAAGTCTAAGTCTTCTTTCTTTGCAAATTGTTGAAATTGTTTCAATAGCGTTGTCGAATTTACAGCATATACAATTTTGGCATTTCTTTTGTTTTTTAACATTTCTAATGCAGACATTATTGCAATTACAGATTTTCCGGATCCAGTCGGCGCTTTTATTATTCCTGTTCCTACTATATTAACATCATTAATCCATTGTTTTATTGAATTTAGTTGGTATTCTCTTGGTTCAAAGTTCTTTAATGTGATATCATAAAATTGTAGATTTGCAAATGGCTGTATTTTTATTTCGCTAATGTTTAATAATCTCCAATATAACCCTCTATAAGTAGAGAAATAATCGTAATGACTCCAGGCTAACAGTATTTCTTCTTCACTGTACTCACCTTTGTCATAATCGAATTTTTTCAATTTATACGATAACATTTTTCTGTATTTTTCCAAATCGTCGTAAACATAAATGTAATTTCCTTTTACTTTGGCAAACACAATTTCTTTTTCAGAGTTAATGTAAGGCGATAAGATTTTGTAAATCTCTTCTCCTACATATTGCGACAGAAAGTCCGCAATTTTTCGTAATTCTTCTTTTGGTAACTTAGATATTTTGAACTCATTGAGGTACCAGATTCTATCTTCAGGACTGAAATCAGCGATAGATTTTACTGTCAAGAGATATTCTCTAAATTCGTCTTTCTGTAAATATCTTTTTGGTTTTGGGATCGCAATTTTATTTTGTTGTTGAAACATATTATCCACACTCATATTAATATTATATAAGGAAAAAGGCTATATAAACATTACACATGAAAATGGACAGAAAGAGAGATAAAAAAAGAATTAGAATTCAAACATTTTCGTGTTTTCATCTAATTGGTAAATGTACTTGTATAGACTTTTTATCTTCCAATAGCGCATGTAATCAGAGATCCTGATACACCATAGCATGTCTCTGTAATCGATTCCGCATAACGCCGAAACGATTCTGCTAATTTCGTTAAACGTCACAATTTTGAAAATAATTTGATTAGTACCATCGTAATCATAATCTATAACAGTGAAATTTTCGATACTTCTAATCCATTGTAGATTTATTCTGTCCTCATTGAATTTGTATATCGGCGTTGCGTAGTATCTCAAGTAGATTGTTTCGTTCAAGTCTAGACGTAATTGTGTTTTTGTTTTTGGGAGTATCATGAATTCCTCTTTCTCTACGATTTTCTTATTCAGCAACATTTTCAGTATGGCGTAGCTAATTTTTCTATTCCTAATCATTACCTTTATCGGAGTTGGTAACTTTCCGAATCTTTTTACGTAATATTTCCTCCCTTTTCCATTCAATTTCGTCAATGCCAGATACTTCCAGTTTATCGATTTTTCACAAAAATTAATCGAATTATCAAGTTCTTTTTTATCGTTTGTGAGAACAAATACTGCATCAATTTTTCTTGAAAACAAGTCGATTCGAAATGTTATATCGCTTACTCTCACAACAACGTTTACATAATTCTTCCAGAAAGTGAACCAATCTACAAATATCATGTTCAGTACTGATGCAATTCCTGCGCTCTGTATTTTTTCGATTTCATCAAACTTGAAATGGAATTTGTTTCCTTTTCTTTTTATTTCAACACGATAATTATAAGCCCAAATCCTCATTGTTTCGTCTGGGTATTTTATTAGGTAAAATCGAAAGTCTTTGTAGTGGTAGTCATATTCTGCGACGTAGAACATGTTTTTGTAATTATCCCAATTCTTGATAATTTCTTCTAATTTCGGAATTCTTTCTAACAATATACATCCTCTCTCTTTAGCTATTCTTTCACCTTCCATGATTTTTGTCACCCTCAGTATAATATTGGATAGAAAAGCTTATAAATTTGTGTTACTACATTTGAATTAGTGAGTGCAAATGCAAATCCTCTTGACAAAGGAAAAAACTCCAAAACTAAGCAAGAATATTGATTTTGCAACAACTTCAGCGTATGATGTGAACGATTTGAGAGACAAGATAAAACCTGGCGATAAGTTCATCATCAGACAAGGAGATCTAATCGTGGCGAACTATTCAATAGACTATCCAAGGCGCAGAGGTCTACGTTATGCACACCCAGCCACTGTGGACGTCAATGGGAGATTGATTGATGTTTTTAGGAACTCTCACTACATTTTACATACAGAGGACTTTATCTCAATTTATCATTCCGAACATGGAGTAGTGATTATACCGTTAAGAGGTAACAGAATCAACTACTATACTATCGACGGCGCAATAGACTAAAAAATTTATATATTTTTTTTACTACTATCTATTTATGACCTACACTCTTTATATTTCGAGAAAAAATTTCCCTAAGATGGACTTGTTGTGTAAAGAGTACTCATCATACAGGGAGTGCATTCTAAAACTGGTTGAAAAGAAGTATGGAGTCAAGTTTGAGAAAAAATTCAATCATCACAAAAGGACAAAAACGGGGCAGTCTTTGTGCCTTCACCTATATAATGACGAAGTGGACGTTTTGAAGAAGATAGCAGAGCAAGAAGGCACAACAGTTCGAAAACTTATTCTTAGTTTGCTAGGCGTGGAGTGAGTCAAAATTCGAATATTTTCGTTTTATCGTCAAGTTGGTAAATTTTTTTATACACAGTTTTTATTTTCCAGTACATCATGTATCGTGGGAGTCTAACACACCACATTCTATCCGCATAGTCAATTCCACAAAGTACAGCTTCTTTGAATAAAGGAGTGTATTGGAATATAAATTTAAGAAGAAGCTGATTTGACTTGTCATAGTCTACGTCGACAAGAATTAGACCGTTCGGTGGAAATAGTCTACCAAAATTTATCTTATTGTGGTTGAATTCTAGTACATTTGAGAATGACCATGTCTCTGGTTTTGCAATGAGCCTTAGGACTTTTCTATACACGTTAACGTCAAAGTTTTCTCTCATTATCCCCTTCTGCAGTAACATTCTCATTACGTCATACTGTAATTTTCTGTTTTTCAGGAGAATGTATTCACTCGTCGACATTTTCTCGAATTTTTTCTCGAAGTAAGTCACATCTTTTCCATTTATTTTCACGACTTTGAATCCTGACATGATGTCTAGGAAAATGTATCTTTTAGTGTTCTTGTCTGTCGCTATTATTTCTAGATTCTTGTCGTCAAGTTTGTAAAATGAATTATTGTAAATCACTCCATATTTTCTTTTCCCTATTTTGAAATCATATCCAAGAAATGAATTCAGGTAACGTGTCTCGAATAGGCTCTTTTCTCTAGTGATGTCGTTGACGATAATCTTAAATTCGTTTTTTCTCTTGTAAACGTCGATCCTTGTTTTCACGACGTCAATTGTCATTTTCCTCTCGTTATTCTTCACGATTTTTACTGCGAAATCTGAAATGCTGGATACGTAGTCTGTCACATAGACTTCGCCAACATCTAGTTCGTCAAACTTGTTTAATATCGTGAAGACGTATGGAAGGGCAATAAGATATTTCATGCAGGTATCACAACTAATTCTTTCAAGAACCTATTGAGGGAAGTCCCCCTCTTTTTCAGTTCTAGTCTGACTAACATTTCGTTTCTTTTCTCTAGTTTGCAGTTTATCCTATAGTACTTTTTCCCGTTAACGATTATGAAACTCCCTTCTAAGTCCTGTCTCTTGTAATCCCTTGTCTTGTCTTCGATGTTGAAGTACTCCTTCAATATTTTCCTAATCACTGCCGGTACACTAGTACCTTCTTCTTTTGCTTTCCTCTTCAAAAATTCAAACACTTCCTCTTCAACTGTTACCATCATGATACATCATGTCATATATTTGTAGTGCAATATTTAAACCTTTCTTTTAAGTTAAATTTAAAAATGTGCTATCATAAAGTTTCTTATGGAGCTTGTTAAGATTTCCGTAAGGTTTAGTCAAAGGTTAAAACTTATTTTTGATAATATAAAACCACGGGATAAGACTAACGACGGGTTTTTGCGTGAGCTTTTTGATGAATGTAGTGACGTCATCGAGAAGGTGAGTTATGATCTGGGTGAGAATTTGAGACCGTATTGTCTAAGGTTGTCTCCAGAACTAGTTAAGAGGCTTGATTACTTGGGGAACAGGCTGGGTCTATCACGTTCGGAAGTTATACGTCGATTGATTTATGCGAGGGCGAAGAAACTGTGCTAATAGCACAGGTGGTGAAGCCTGGTTACTATATCGACTACAAGGTGAGGAGCCTTGACGATATCCCCTGGCACTTCATCCCCTTCGTCAGGACAGTTGGCAAGGAGAAGTACGGCACAGACAGTGTGTGTTACGTTATCATTCGACTACGACGAATGGAGTCATCCGATCTTTGTGGAGGGGACTATTTGCGAGCCATTGCAGGAGGGAAGAGAGAAGGAGCAGATAAGGGAGATGGTGGAGGAGTTGGAGGACCAGATCCTGGATTTGTTCGGGGTGCAAGTTCTTCCTCTTCTCACGGACGAGGGGGTTTGGTATGGTGGTGCAGTAGGAAAGAGGATTATTTGGTACCATCGTTATCCTTCGGACGGGAGGGAGTACACGTGGTAGACGCAAGGCAAGTCGTGAAACTAGACGTTGATGTGGACGTTACATGGTATGATCCGAATTGGCTACTCGAAAAGAAGTTGGCACTCCTTCACGCCCTAGGCTACAGAGAGGAGAAAGCTTGGTGGGAGTTATCACCCTCTGGAAAACACATTCACTTGATAATCGTCCTTCCAAGTCCTCTTTCCACGAAAGAGCTCTTTGATCTTCAATTCCTGTTGGGTGACGATCCAAAGCGAGTTGAGTTTAACTACTTGCGTTACAGCGCCATCGGGGAGGATGCTATTCATTTTAACGTTCTCTACACGTATAAGAAGTCCTTGACACGTGTTGATAAACTCAGGGCGATTTTTCGACACTGGGCGAGATCTCTACAATACTCGAAGAAGCGTAATGATGGGCAGATAACATAATACAATACGCCCGGTATTTCCTCAACTATAGCATAACGAACCTGAACGTTCCCTTCTCCTGCGAATCCTTCTTCTACAATTCTCATTTCATCTTTTTCTTTCGCACAGATAAATTTAAATATTTTGTATCCTACCTTATACACATGGCGGAAGAAAAGAAAGAAGATGAAATTCTCTTACCAGAAGAGAATAAGAGTGAGACTGAGAAAATCGTGGAAAGCATTATTTCATCGATAGAGACTGACCTACCTTCGAACGTTGATTATGTGACGGGTATATTAACTGACGAGGATAGGAACGTTCTCATCATCAAAAGAGGAAAGATATACGTCGGCAAATCACTAGATGATGCTAAGCCGATAAAGGAATACATGAAGAATGCTGACGTACCATTCTTAATAAATGCACTATACATCCTAAAGGACATGGTGCCGTCTTATAAAGACATGTGGTCAGGGAAACTCGAAGAGGAGGCTAGGAAAAAGTACAACGAGATATTCTGACGTTCGTCATTCTTCTTCTCCTTCAAGGAATTTTTTCAATCTTTTCTTACTCTTTTTCTTAAGAGGCTCAATTTCCACATTCTCTTGTTGTTGCTTTTGATTCACGAATTGTTGAGCTAGCATCATTTGTAGCCAATTCGTCGTCGACCCTTCCCCGGGTCTAATTATTCCTGCTTGTACCAGCAACTGAACCATTTCATTAATATTGTTTAACGCAACTTTAACGTCATCAAGTGTCCATTTTGCTTTTAGATGGTTATCTAGAATTTCAGCTACTGTTTTCACTGCTTTTTTTGTCTTGTCTAGTTCTGACTGTAATTCTTCGATTTTCTTTTCTAGATCCTCTATCCTCTGTTCTTCAGTTTTCTTTTCTGGCTCACTCATTGTCTAACACCTCCTGGAGTTGTTTTCTCATATCGTCACTTCTCTGTGATTTCATGTAAATTACTACATACCCGTACTTTTCATCATTACCAAATTGTACTCGTAGCGACCTCATGTGATTTCCTGCCCTCGTCTTGGTTTCTTGAAGCGTCTTTTCTAGTATCCTTAGGATGACGTCACTTAATGATACCATTACAACAGCATCTCCATCGTCAGTAACATAAGCTCCCGAGTCAATTCCCATCTTTTTCAGCTTGGAGAGTATCTTGTTATTAACCTCTTTCAGATCAGCGTCGACAAGCTCTTTCATTCCTACCAAGAACAGTTTGCCGTTCTTTATCTTAACTGACCACAGCTCTTTGTTAATGTCGGCAGTCAACTGTTCGGAGAATTCCTGGAATGGGATTGCCACGACTACAGACTTCTCGTTGAGTGCGCCAGAGACTACTTTTATTCCCATATTTTCCAACGAAGAGACAAACACCTTATACACGTACGCAACTGATCCTAACAGTCTAATTTTATCCATAAACTAGGATTGGGAAAAAAAGTATAAAAATATATTATCCAAGTTCACGCTCTTTTCAGGAGTGCGTCTTCGATGTCGGTCAACACTTTAGACATATCCACGGTGTGCGTCTTTCCGTCCTTTCCTATAAACACGTAGATGTATCCAGAGGATGTTCCTGTTGGACCGATTGGCATTTTCTGCATTAGTTCATACAAGTAGTTATCATGCATTTGAGTTAACGATTCACCTTTATAGTCTAGAATGTAGTTTGCAACTACTTTCTCAGCATATGCCATTAATAAGCCTTGGAATGTTGGTGGGATGTTGTATTTCTCGGCGACTTGCTTTGCTACTTGCTTAGCGAGGTGAGATGCTTGATAATCACTTATCCAGTTGTATGTTTCCTGGTAAGAGAGTTGTTCTATTGCTTTGGCAACCATTGGATGTCCGGCAACTTCTTTCCCAAGTACGTGTGCTGTCGTACCGACGTTCATGGTAAACCTTTTCGCATAGTATCTTAGTACAGAAGCCTGACTTAGTCTCCTCTTTTTACCCGCCACCTTTCACCACCTCATAATCCTTTCTCAATTTCTTCAAGCGCTGAGTAGGCACTTTCCATGCTAGAGAATCCTTCAGTACCTTCGTAATGTGGTGTAGTCGATATTCTTGCCTCCTGTAGTATTATGCCAGCGTAGGAGTTTGGTAATGCTGGATTCTTTCTGACTATTCCGTCTACAACGGAGATTACATTGCTCTCGTCTAGTACAGTCTCACCAAGTTCTTGTGCAACGGCTGGCACGATCCCCTTTAACGCATTCCCAACTTCGGCGATTATCTTTTTCACAACGTTTGGTTGAATTCCTCTTGCTACATACTTTGCGTAAAGGAAGGATGCAGTCTCCTTATGAGTTAGATATACTGCGTATATCGCCTCATTTATTATCTGCCACAATGGGAACGTTGCGCCTGCTCCTGCTGAACTTGTGAGAGTCGTTCTTAATTGATTGTGTATCTTAGTGTAAATGTTAACGAATACTTTCTCGTAATTACTGTAAGCCTGTTCTACGAACTCTTTAGCATAATCTTCTCCCATGTAGTTGACGAAGATACCATACAGTTTACCCTTCCACCTTGTTGACGTGTCGTTCCTAACATCAAACTTCCTATGGGCTTGCCTACCTGCCATACTTCATCAACGTATCTTCTTTTCATACAAATATATAAACCTTTGGATACAAACAATATGTGATGGCAATAAGGAAAGTCACGTTCATCAGGCTATGCTTCTGGGCGTTATCACAAGCTAGGATGGAGGGAATCAAAGTGGTACCGAAGATAATGTTACAATTCCTAGACGAGGTAAAGGCGTCACCACGCACGAAAGAGAGACTACTCCTGCTTATCGACGAGCTAGACACAGGGAAGATAACGCCAAGGGAATTTGCCCGTCGTCTGTTCTTGGAATACCCACGCCCGACTAGGAAAGGTAGAGTGCTTTCGCTAAAGGAGTTTAAACGTATAACATCCCTCGGTAAATAAGTCAGATAATGACGAGGGAATATAGAGCACTTTCCTTTTCGCAGTTCTCACGCATTTTAGCGGAACAATTTTGTCCCCCACAACAACAGGGTAAACTTTTCCAACCTCAAAGTTCGACTCCAGATATGCTGGGATGTAAAGAACCTGCTTTCCCCCTATCTGCCTAAGGCAAAGACTCACCTAACGATCACCCCATGTATTCCGCAGTCAATCTTCTTGTTGTAGGTGAAGACTAACTTGGCACAATAGGCGATAGAGTTTATTTGCATTGGGTTCAGATCATCGTAAGCCTCAAACGTGACGATAGGATCCCCGTCATCATTGTACCCTTTCACAGTTTTCTTCACTAGTACATGAGAATCGAGCCTCAACATTTTCCCTATGTACACATACACGGCGTTATTGTAAAGGGTAAAGGGCGGGCTGACTTCAATCTCTGTCGCACCGTTGTAGCCAAGTTCGGCTAGTAAGATGGGAACAAAAACCTGTGGGATTTTCTTGATGTGCTCGTAAGCGAGCACGACGTTGTAGTTGTTAGTGCAAAGATCGTAATGATTATCGTACTCGTCTAGGAATTTGTACTCGTCGCCTCTGAGGCAGACGTATTTTTTACCCGAGTTGAGGTATAGGTCGTACACATTCATTTTAAGTCTTCCCCTCCTTAGATATAATTTCTCTGCACAAGTTGAAAAAGTCTCCTATTGTCGCTACACACTCTGGTGAGGAACATTCCATGGCTAGTGCATCTAAAGCTGACTCGGCAGTATCCCATTTCTTCGCATACAGTGAGTAGAGCAACTCTAGCGCAGGCTTATTGTAGTGGAAGTATCTTACTATTCTAAAGCATTCTGGGTAATGAGAGTGCACGTAGTCCTTCGCCCTATAATACATTTCTCCTCTAGACTGCACCTTACCCGTTGCTAAGTTTAGTCTGGCTAGGATAGTGTCTAGGTCTGCGTTTTGTGTGCTTGTTGGTAATGAAGGTGGTCCGGAAACGAGTTTCTCTAGTTCCTCGCAGAGATGTTTTCCCTCGGTGTAAAGTAGGAATGCGTTAGTCAACGTCTGGAATACTGGCATTGTATATGCGTGGTATGTATTAAGGACGGGATCATAATACACGTGTAAATGATCTCCTTTGACCGTTATGTTGATTGAAACAGGATTGCATTGAACAAGCGCAAAGCCACGGATATAGTAAGTGTTGTACCTCTTTTCAACTGGTATCTTTTTAGCGATGTCTAGTAACTTGAGTAATGTTGCTGGAGTCCAATTTGCCATGATTTATATATTGAGAAACTAGCTTAAAAAATTTGAAGTAATGATGCCAGTCTAGATAAAATAGGCGTCGAGGTGATGAATGAGATGACGTCGCCAACGGGAACTATCAAGAGAAAAAGATCGACGTTTTCAGCAATGAAACGAGATATACGTTCAAGGAATGACACGACAGCACAGGCAACGAGACTTGCAACGTCAACCAAATCTATCGTGATATCCCACCTTCAATCACGTATTCCCTCGCACGTTTCTTCACTTTCGCAACTAGATCATCATATTCGTCTTTCCCCATTGTCAAAGCGTGGTTAATCTCGTAACGAAGCTCGTGGAGGCTAAAATCCCACACTTTGAAGAAATTGACACCATCTGGCGTGTAAGTATACTCATCCACGGGGTCAACGGGCAGACCTACCAAGTTCTCACGATAACCGTGAGCGTTGACGAAAATAGGGATTGTGCCAACAGCCATTGCCTCCACGGGTGGTAGACCAAAGCCCTCACTCTTTGATAGTGCTAGGAAGAATTTTGCTCTAGCGTAAAGTTCGTACTTCTGCCTCTCTGTGAGGGAGAAAGTAAAGTAATCAGGATTCCCCATATTCCCAACGACGATTGTCTGAGAACGTAAGCCCATTTCTCTAGTCAGCGAGTCAACGAGAGTAAGGTTTTTCCTATCAAAGAATCTACTCTCACCCAGCGTGATGAACAGCTTGTCCCTCTTTTCCTCCACTTGGATGGGGCGAATATGCCTCTTCTTGACACCTTTAGGCGGAAAACCAACCTTGGTAAACATTTCAAAGTTCCACATCGATGCGACGATAAAGTTGTCATACTTCGTCATCTCTTTCACGTAGAAAAGCGCATTATAGACAGTATCTCCCCATAACAAGCACGAAACGTCATCCACGACACCCCTAATCCTCTTTAGAAAGAGTACGGGATCGTCAATACAAACTTCAGCCTCGAACAAGTTCCTAGTGATGTCAAATCCCTCATACCTCGCCACATTCTCATAAGAGCACTTCTCGCAAGGAACGTAAGCGAGAGTCATGGATTACACAACTTACTATTCTTCAACTCGGGTATATAAGTGCATAAAACAACTATTATTTGATTCAATACTTTAAATTCCTGGCTTTCATTTAATGCTTCTTTTACTGTCTTTCTAATTCTTCTTTCAAATTCTTCACTTAAGATAATTTGTTGAACTATTTTCTCAATTTCCTTTTGAGTTTCTTCTTTTCGTGATTTGTTAATTCTATATAGATAAAATAGTACAGTGATAAATGTTGCTATTTCATATGTTACGAACTCCATCTCTATTATTAGAGACATAATTAAAGATAAATAGTATGCTAAAATATAAATATTCAGGATGCAGTTAGCTTACGCAGTTGACCACGAGAATAAGGTAATATATTATGATGAGAAGATGAAGAATGTAATACCGTCGCTAGACTATAAGAAAGTTAAAATTACTTCTGGCACATCCACATCGAAAATAAAAGAAGAGAAACTATTACTTTTCGTGTCGAGTGTTGATAATACTTTATTATACAAGAATGAGTGGTTGGGAACACATCCAAATGGCTTATTACTTCTACCCGGTTTATTTTTTAGAACGGCAAACGCTTCGATGGGATTCATTTTCCAAAATCTTGGTTTGACTGCTTGGCACAACGTAATGATAGCACCGCACTCGAAGGGTGAGACTCCAAACGTTCCCATGATTTCATATTATGATAAAAGGCAATGGAAAGTGCATATTCTAACTAGACCTGCAGTGTTTGTTAGTGTGTATAAGAAATTGATGAAAATGGTATTGGATTATGACGTTGCAATAGTTGAAACGACATATACGTACCCATATAAATATCCGGCAGTTCTAGGAAAAGAGGTGTGTGCATATGGCGTTATTTCTGCAACTAATGGCGTAGCAACTTTCGCAAGTTATTTGCCATCTATTATAGAGGTGAAGAGTGAATGTCCAAGTCTTGAAAGGGGAATGGAAGTGACTCTTGCGAGTGCGTATTCTGGTATAAGGAAAGGTAGGGTTATAAGTACTAATGTGGAAATAGCATATCACGTTGAACCAAAATTTTTGATTCAAATAAAAAAGAGTTTCATGATAGATATTCCATCAATACCTGGTGATTCAGGCGGGGCAGTTTATATTTAAGTATTGTATCCTTTAGATATTTATATTTCATGCACATTTATTATAGTTGAGGATAAAAAATGAGCTACGCCCAAATAAGCTCTGCATTAACTAGTGTAGCAACAAACCTAGTCGTAGCAATAAGCAACTTCCTATCTGGCATCGCTTCATTCATAGCGAACAATGCCGATTTATTTGTAGGCATCGCAATAGCAGGACTCGTCATCGGATTAGTAGCAAAATTCGCATCAAGTCTACCATTCGTAGGACAGTTCCTTAGCTATCTAGGTTTATAAAAAAAGTGAAATTAGTTTTTTTTCCTCATAGTATTTTCTCCCACATTTTCGCAACCTCCAAGTAGTTATACTTCTCTCTGTATAGGATTGCCCTCCCCTCTAGGTTCTCCTTCTTCTTTTCCGGAGTCCAGTCTGCAAGCGCCATGACGAGCTTCTGATAAGCGTCCTCCACGTCAGGATCCAGAAAATACCCTACATGAAATGGATTAGTATACCACAACTTAATCTTCCTACCTACTTTTATCCAATAAACGTCGTCCTCAGATAGAACCCACTCACTCCAAGCGCCCTTCTCGGTAACTACAACGTCCAGACCCAGCGAGAGAGCCTCAATTACTGGTATCTCGAATGCTCCCCCTCTGACGGGGTAAAAGAGAATATCACAGCCTGCGAACAAGCTATAGAACTGATCGTCGGGGAGAGGAGTCTTGATGGCATTTAACCCTCTCAACCTAGGCTCAAGCATGTTGGAAACTAGAATGAGAGGATAAAAATGATACCCAGAGTTCATGAGTTCGTGAAAAACCTTAACGACAACGTCGCCACCCTTCCTATCCCATGAATGCGGGAGAATTGATAGAACGCAAGGGTGTGGGACATTAGCAGGTTTATAAGAGAACATGTCGGGATTTAACGCATGAGGTATAACGTAGATGGGTTGTGGGATTGGGAGACGTAGAGTGTAGAATGCATTCTTACTCCACTGTGATGGTACGACAATCTCGTCAACAGGTTGTTTTCTGAAAAAGTATAAGGCAGTATGGCTAATAGCATCAGTGTCAGACACTTCGAAAACAACGTTCTTCCCGTGGTGGGGAATTCCCTTCCAGAATAATTGGGTGTTAAAAATAGTGTAGTAAACGTAAGCATCATACCCTGGTGGTAATTTTTCTTTAGTTGTCGTATTCTTCTCAAATGGTGTAACCTCGTGACCGAGTTCCTTTAATCCTTTCTCTAGAAGTTTGCCTTGTCTTCCAAATGAGATGTCAACAAAGTCCCTTACAAGGGCGATTTTCATATGCATAATGTATAAAAGCTCAAATATAAATAGATTATACTATGGCAGAGGCAGTTGCATTTCTAGCTGGTAGTAGTGGAGGAGGCATAGTCTCAGCATTAGAGGATATTGGAAATCAGATACTTGAATGGTTAAGAAAAATGTTCATGACAATTTGGAGGCATATAGTAGGACTATTTTACAGAATGATAGACTATTTCATGAAAGACCCAGTAGGTTTTATCACAATGGTTGGTGAATTAATAGTATTCCTAGTATAGGTGATTAACCATGATGAGTATGGATGACGTGTATTTTCAAATGATGCTCATGCCATTTCAAATGCTGAAGATTCCGTATACTATAAAGAAAGAAGGTAATCTGTACAATGCATACATTGACATTAAATCATTCCACCGCCTATTCATGTCAACCCTAGGTAAAATTACTGCAATAAAACAGGATGACAACCTAATAAAGCTATTACCAACTGGATCAACAAGTAATATCTCAGTTAAGGAAATAGAACAAGGTATACACATAGATTTTGGAGGTTTCTCAGAAATTGAGTTAACTGACGATAAACTAGTAGAGAAATTGAGGGAAACGTTTCAAGAGAGGTTTGGTAATGAAGTAACTGTTAATAGGCAAGGTGATTATATCGTTATAAGTTGTAGTAGCCCATCACGTGTATTCATGAACGTGTTAAAGAGTTCGAATTCGCCATTTGAGTTCAAGGATGGTAAAATTACTTTCAAGTTGTGAGTTAAATGTCTTCAATATTATCAATATCATTATCTGGCATAGGATCTGAAGTTGAGAGTGCGCTTTATAGTTATCTTCTTCAGCCTTTAATTTGTGTAATACAAGATGTGATAAATTATATAATTTATGGATTATTCTACTTCTCAAAAGTAGTGTGTGATGTATTCTTCTCGTTTGTTCAAGCAATTTACAATTTCATCCTAACCATACTAAGCGACATAATATCCTTGTTAGCAGGAGCAATAAACAACATAATCTCTACATTGAGAAGCAAACTAGTTCCAGCGTTTGTAGTAGCAATAACGCCAAAGGCGGAGGAGGAGTTGATAAGATACACAATAAGGGGAGTTACTTCAGCCTCATCCGTAAAACAGGGAATAGTAAGAGGTTTATTAGGAGGATTAATGGGAATTGGGATTCCATTAATATCATTCCTAGCAGGATCAATAATAGATAGCGTAATACCAAATCAAGCAGTAGACGTAACGAATTTGTTATTCCCAATTCAGACACTAAGACAACTCTCGAGCGATATTTGTTGTCCAATTACTGCAGTAATTCCACCGCAATGTAAGAATACTTGTGGAGCAGTTAACGCACCAGTTTGTACACCGCCATGTTTAGAATTATCGAATGGGAATACTTACTGTTTTGGAGTACAATTCGTATCACAAACAGCCACTTCAACAACCACAACTGTACCACCATCTGAAAGCGTAACATTATCCACGTCATTCACGGTGACTCCAACATGAGTCTATGTAGAACATGGATAGAGGAAGAATTTCTAGTAGGAAAAATATATCCAATTGCACAAGCACAGTTTCTATATAATAATACCGTAGTAGGTATAGGGACTGTAACGGCAAAGTTGAGTTTTGATGAATTAACTAACACTTACGCCCTAGAATTAACGATTACTGACAACACGACGAATACTTACACTTATAATGCAATAATGATAGTCGATTCAAATAATGTTAACGTTGCACTATTCACGTATGCGAAAGCGTATAGTAAAGGAACAGGTCAACTCACAGTGAAGGAAACAATATACATCCCACAGCCAATCGCAGTGGTAAATTTTGCAACCTATGGTTTAACAGTTAAGAGTCTAGGGGAAATGATAGGAAATGCATTAATGAATGGTGGTACCATTTACTTACCCAACTATATCTTTTTATTCGATGCGTCACTAGTATTGATTGATCAAGTTCAATTTACACCCTCAATAAATATTACACCAACAGAGGTTCAAGAATACCAAACAATTAGCTGTCCAGTTTGTATTCTTACATCAGAAGTAACAGCCGTGTTAGTATACTTTGATTCGTCATCAATGACTGTAATAGTATATGGCGTATATCCTGTTCTATTAGGATTCATTACAGCAAATGTACAATGGAGTATACCTTTTAATCCAAATTGCTGATGATATATTATGAGTTACTATTACCAAGAAGAAGTAGTCGACATTACTGACATTTTCGAAGTACTGAACGTCATAAAAACAACAAATCCAGCACAATATAGACAATTATACGTGAATACTGTATACCAATTCCTTTACATACTCTCAAACTACTTGAGCTATTTCCCATCTGGAACTTTCATATTGTTTGAAAGCGATTCCCTCACAGTTAAAATAGTTAACAACACGATACAAGCAATATATAATGGATCACTTGTGTTAGGCTTATTACAAATAGCACAAGTGATATCGTCAGTACTTAGTTACGATTTCGCTCTACTCAACTCGTTCCTCTCGGCAGTATATTACAATTTAGTACAAATAGCACGTCAAATAGTACCTCCAGATAATGTGAAACAATACCTACAAGATTTATATAACACGCTAACAAGTAAAGTATAATATGGAAGACGGAGTAATAAAAAGTTCACACTATGAAATGATTGCATACCAAAAAGTAGGAGATAACATGATGATAAAAGGCAAACTATTCCTAAAGGGAGTGAACAAGTTAAGACAAGTGACGAAAGATAATTTCAAGATTGAAATATACTCAGGAATAGACCTAAACGGGCAACGACTCCTAATAATAAGAGAAGTAACAAACACTATCGCAAGAAAAGATAAACAAACAATTCCAGTAGAAAATTGCGACTTATACATAACTAGATTATCACCAAATGCAGAAAGCGTAATGGTAGACCTACTCAAGCAGGCTGAATAATATACGCATCGTTAATCACGTATTTTTTTCCATCAATGAAATGGTAAGTACCCGGAATAACTTTTGTGATGGGAATGAGACGAGAGAAGAGATAAATATCAACAAAGTGAGTTTTGTACAACTCATTCTTAAGATAGTCGTCCATAACATCCCTAGCGAATTTTAGGAAAGATGAAGGAATGAAAAGATTAGTAGATATACAGAAAAGTATGACGTTATCTGAGGGTTTAGCCCTAGCTGGTATGCAGAAAGAGTAAATACTCCTAGGTAACTCGATAGGAGGAATGTAGACGTCACTATCAACTAGAAATAAATCGTCATTAACCCTAGAGAATATCTCCCTTAGCAGGAAAGCTATCCTATACCTTCTAGACTCCCAACTATCATCACTCACACCACTACTAACGTGAATCACATTGGGATGATTAACTCTTTCCAAGCACTGGCTATAGTCATCGTCTACGAAAACAAGATCATAGTTCATGAGAGGGAAATAACAAAAGTTACCTCCAAAAGTAACGACTTTCATGTCTGCGCTTGTACCTCATACTCGAAGTTAATTGTGAGAGTAACTTGTTGACTTAATGAAGCGTTAATATCTAGAGTTACTACTACATTAAGCGTTTGTCCACCGTAATAGTCCTCTAGGTTAAACTCAGCAAAAGTTTGCCCTTCTAGAACGTTAACTTGTTGTGATGCAACTACTACACCGGACGATGTTTCAATATCAATCGTAATTGTAAATGTAGTGAATCCACTTGTACATGGTGTAGTCGAACATGAGAGCGAATATGATGGGATAATCTTAAAGTACCCAACTGGTACTAACAACGTATAAGTCTTTTGTATTGATCCATTGAATGGCGTTTGAACGCTGAAAACGTACTCCTGTGGGTTTAGAATGTTATTATACCCTGTCACGTTAAACACAAATATTTGAGATATCTGACATGATGAGTTTGCATCAGGTATTGCAATAACTTGACTCCAAGTTATTTGATAATCGTTGTTTGCAGTCCCGGTAAAAGTTACTGAATCAAGTTCACTTACTGACGTCATTGAAATGTTAGTAGCAGTTATTGAACCAGAGTTGAGTGTTGCTGTAACAGAATACGAGGTTAAATCCGATGGTCCACCCGATACACCTATTATGCTAACATATCCTGATTCACTGTAATTCACAGTCACGGAATAAGATAGGGATTGATTGTAGAAGTAAAGTGGCTCAATGTAATAAGTAATTGGCTGTGAGAAGAATGCAACATCACCTATTGATGCAAAACCATAATAGGGAATCGTTACAGATATTTCAATACTAGCAGTACCACTTGGAACTGGCACAGCAATCATATAATATGTGCCAGTCCCTGCACCAAGAGAAACTGAATATGAGTAAGAACCTATACTTGAGCCACTAGTATTAAGGAAATTAAGAGCAATTGTAAAAGTTACACTACTTGGTAAAGAAGATGATCCAATATAATACAAACTCCCTATTACAACAACCCAGACGTTTTCAGGATTATAAACAAGCTCACTATAAGGTACTGTTACCGTGATTGTAGCTGTGGCTGTAGCTGATTCGCCAGTAGTAAAAGCCAAACCGTACCCACAATTACCGCATGGATCGCCTACATATCCAGAATATGATGCACCAACACTTCCTCCACTAGCTGAGAATATGCCAGTTTCTATTGGATTACAGACATTGTACCACGCTATTTGAATTCCCATAATTAACAACTCGTGCTAAATTATTTAAATCATTGTGAGATGTGCAATGTTCTTGCATCGAAAAGCCATTGTGCATATTGCCCACCAGTAGCTCCAGCTACTGCTAGATAATAAGTACCACTAGATGGAGCAGAGAAATCACTACCTAGAGAAGTACAACCAGTAACGAATTGATTATTCGGTATAAAGAACATTGTATAGCACACTTCATTTGACGATGGAATATAACTCACTATGTAGAACATCTCATTACCACATTGCACATTAGTATTAAACGTCCCACTTCCAGCATCACATACAATCTCAGTAACAGATGTACCATTAACAACAGAGATGTTAACTCCTGTACCTACTTGATTTCCACCACATGGTTCACCCCAGATTGGATCATATTGAACTAATATAGTTGGACTTGAAGTTTCAGGAATTGACATACTTCCTTGAGCACTACAACCAGAAATTGAGGGAACCACAATATTAGATGTATTAAACCCACTCGAGAATATTGCAAAAGCAAAACCATCAGCGGGACATGAAGATAGATTAGACGGCATGAATAAACCACTAACTGTGAAAACGTTACCTTGCGTGTATGAGTAAGAGAATATAACACCACCATATTGACCAGTAGTTGGTGAAGTAAGAGTAATCATAAGCGAACTATACGTGTTATAAAGCACAAACGTAGTCCTAGCATCACCGTAAAAAGCGTCAATAGCTGGATAAACTCCAACATACATCGTGTATGATGGAGTAGATATATTATAGTAGGTTAACGAATCATCAGCAGTTGACAAATCAGGAGGTCCATTCCATGGAGTCCACCACCCAACAAGATTATCAGAAAAGAGTAAGGGATCAATTGAATACGGACCCATTTGATATATTTCTTGAATTTGAGACGACGATAAGGCAGTATTAAACACTGCAACCCATGCAATATCACCATTGAAATATCCTGATGAACCCTCACGTGACCAACATCCATATCCTATCCATAAGTAATAAGGATAAGGAGGTAGAAGACCACTAGATTCAGTAACAGAACCAATTTCCTGTCCATCTACGTAAAGAGTTACAGAATTATTAGAAGGATTAAGTACAACAACTGCAAGATGCCAATTTCCATCATTATACGTACCAGACGTAGTTATACCTGTACCAGGACAACAGTAGCTAGTAGATAATTGACCATTAACAATTTGAAGTATATTATCAAAATATTCATAACATGTAGTCGTAGCACTTTGTTCATCGTAAAGTATTACACCATTACCAGAAGTAGTTCTAAACCACACCGCATAAGTTACGGGAAAATTAAACGTATGGCTAGATGAAGCAACTTGAGGTAACTCAACAACCATATATGAATTTACACCATTAAACTCCCAGTAACTATTATCAATGTAACCAGATTGCGAAGCAGGAAATGGGGGAGCAACCATTGGATAAACTCTAGCGAAATGGTAAGTAAGAGTCAAATCACCAGTTGCATCACTATATGCAGTACCAAGATACATGTAAACGTTACCAGAAATAGACTGACTCGGCAAACTACTAACTAATGTCACTCGGTCAACAACTAGTGAAACATTATTATTCTGGTAAAATAAACCACTAATGAGCTTCCTAAATGGATAATTAATACCAATAACAGCATAAGTCGCATAACTAGTCTCACAGAACGAAGAGGACGAAGAAGGACATGATGATGGACATGTAGTAGATTGCGTACCTAATTCAACAACATAATATGGGACACAATTACCATTAATACTAAAATCTGCAGTCTCTTGAGGAGATGAAGATGAAATTACCCCATCAGTAAAAGCGTATTCTGCTCCATTCCCAACACTAATTGACGGCTGAGCAGTTCTAATATTTTCTATAAAATTAGACGTGGAAGACATTACTTCAAACATGTAACCCTCTCCAAAAGTTTGCTTAGATTGTAAAACAACGTAACCAGTTTGCCCTTGACTAACGTTAATAATCAAATCGTTATTAACTTCATAAGAGTAGTTACCACTCACATATAGATTCCATATGTTTGTGTTCAGACTAGTACCACAGAAATTATCATAAAGCGTAAATATCTTACTCCCATTATCATTACTACAACCAGCAATTTCCTTATATGCACCAGCAACTCCATCGTAAACAAAACTTGAATCACCAACCCATACGTCAATCTGAATTACAGTAGAAAGATCAGTAGGAAGTACTACCCACATGAGTGCACTACCATCAATTATCTCCTCAACCCACGTATACATTTCGGCACCATTATACGACAGTCTAACGTTAGAGTAAGTTGAATTAGCACCATTAACATATATCCAAATTGGAATTGGGTAACCAGATGGGATAGTAGTACTAGTATTATTGAAAAGATAAATTGTGTAACTAGTAGTATAACATTGATACTTTGCATCGGCAAAAGGACAACTTATAAAAGTACCGGAAAGAATAGTCTCAAAATTAGTAGTAGATTCTGGTACTGCAACAGCAGTAATTTGTTGATAAACTGAAGAAACCATAATACCCTCACTTTGAGAAGAAGAAATTGAAAGCTGAGTTGGTGTAACTTTCTCCTCAACGTAAGAGACCATAGTTGTCTCACTCTGCGCAGTCTTTAAACTTGTTACAACTTCCTTAACAGTCTCATATATGACAACATTTAGGAACTCCTCACTAGCGGAAGTATAAATTGGAACTAGTGCCTTTTGAACTACTTCATAAACTGTAGAAATAAGGAATTCCTCACTAGCAGAAACAGAAACGGACTTAAGAACTTCAGTGACAACGGAATACACAATCATTTCAATTATTGGTTTAATAGCACTTGTATACTCTGACACTAACTCTGGCGTAATAGTACGTATCATGTCTGCAACTAAGAGAATCTGAGACACTGAAGTAGGAACAGACTGTATGACAATCGTAGGCTTAGTGAATTTTATTTGTAGAATTGGAATTGAGGATACAGTAACTTCACTTTCTTGAACGAGTTTAATTATAGGTTGGAAATACGCACTGACAGAGATGGATGACGCAGTAACATATTCTGAGAATACTTGTTTCGAAACAGGATAAGAAAAGTAAACTGTTTGAATACTCCTACTAGCAGTAATACTCTCAACTTCTCTTATGAGAGTAACAGGGTAAATGAAGTTCACATCCAGTACGGGCAAAGTAGTAGTAACAACGTAATATAAGGTAAAGGAAATACTTTCTTCAACAGTTTCAGTCTCTGTAGTATGAGAAGGAGCTTCCTCAATTGAAAGCAAATCACTGGGCAACACGTATTCATTCTGAGGCACTTGTTGAACTACACCAGTAGGCGTTTCTTGATAATTATAAACAGCATCAGTAGGATCCACGATATCTATACCCAACATGTAATAACAAATACAACCGGGACACACTTCGGGACACGGTTTAGATACAACCAATATATTTGTAGTAGGTGGAGGAGGAGGAGGTGGAGGTGGAACAACTAAAGTGGGATAAGTTACTTGGAAGGAAATAGGAGGAGGGGGAGTAATATAACTAAATGTGGAAACCGTAGTGGGAGGAAGTGTAGACGGTATAATAACAACTGAACCCTCATTTACAAACCAAAGTTCCTCACTCGCAGTAACTCCGGGAGGAACGCAAAAACCAGTAGGAGAAGAACAAGGTTGCCCAATATCATTAACTTGAACATTCTCATAGTACGTGTACTTTTTAACTGGATAGTTTTGAGGAAAAACCAAATCCCTAACAGTAACTTGCTCCTTTCCTTGAAGAGTTTTAAGATGTGCAGGAAACATTTGCATTTGATCAAATACTGGAATATATTCAGTGCCAATCATACTCACAGCATTAGCAACAAGTATAGTAACGTGATCTTTCGCCTCAGCAATATAATGAGCTAAAGCACATTGAATACAACACTCATAAAACTGTTCAAAAGTAGGCTGATTTATACATTGTTGAAAACACTCAACGTCACTACATTCCCAATTAGGAGTAGGAGTACAAGATGCATTAGGTAATTCTCCACAAGACATAATATAATAAAAGGAAAAAGTAGTTTATGAGTTTGTATGTTAGAAACATCATAGGGAATAGTTGCCAATCAGTAATAATAAACTTTAACGTGAGTGGAAACCTCACAGTTAACACGAAAGTAATAAAACCACCATTAATACTAACACCATGGAACGTGTCAATAAAATATGATGATGTACTATGGGCTTCATACAACACAAACACGACGAATAGTGACGACGTGTATAATTTCAGTACCGTCACGGAAAGAAAGCTTAACTACATAGAAATATACTTCTGTAATGCTAATGGGCACCAATTAACAAGTGATGAGATTCAAGTTCAAATTACAGTAACTGATAATACAACGGGCAACACAATATACGACGACAACATAGTAATAGAAATTAATGTGGATCCAATAGAGCCAATTCCAATATTCATTCCAATAAGTGTGAACACACCAACAAAAGAGGAAACAGTACCAGTACCCGCAGGAACAACTATACCATTCCAACAAGAGATAAACATCGTGTATACGCCCGTAACCCTTTATTTCTCACTCTCAACACCAAATACTTTCCTATTCAAATTATATTTTACAATGTGCGGTCAAACATATGAGGTGGAAAATCCATCAATAGTATACCCTGGTGGATGCATAGCAGAGGAAAATGAATACGTGTGCACTAAATGTAACCCAAACGGATTCTGCTATAACATTGTGTACCCATTTACAAAAACACCAATATATAATAAAAATGGGCAAATCGTGGGTTACCAAACAACAATCTCAAACACGTTTTACATCTTGTTTAAAATAACTATCACATCACCATGTAGTGGAACTATTAACTGGACTCTTGTACCAGAACTTGTGACTGGGAGTGGTGGAACAGCAGTAATGAACGTCACTTTCTCAGAATGAGTAAAACAAATATAACGGGATAAAGGATATTGAAAATATGAAGCTTAAACAACCCGTCACGATAACGGGAATTGCCACAATAAGAATAAAACATTTAGACACGGGGAAAGTGGAAGAGTACGTAACAACAAACATAATGACTAACGCCGGATTAAACGAAATAGCATCACATTGGGTATTGCCATGGACAATGCCAAGTAATTACGGTTATGTAATGGAAGTAGGAAGTGGAACTGGAACCCCATCAAACACAGACACTGGAATGTTCTCACCAATATATCCATGTTTTGAATACGTATCACCCTCAGTTTCAGGAAACCAAATCACATTCGTAGCAAGCTATCTACCATCACAGTGTAACGGATATACTTTCCAAGAAGCAGGAATAGCTTTCCCAGCACAATTACAAGAATCAAACGGACAAATAACAGGAGTATCAGGAACATTAGTAGACCATCTAGTATTCCCAATAGCAGTACAAAAAACTTCGTCAATTTATCTTGAAATCATAATAACATTCGTGATAGTGTGATGAAGTCAATATACACACAATGTAGAAATTGTAGTTACGAGTGGGTAGTAGATCAAACAATATATTACATGAAAAAGTATCACAACATCGAACTACTAAAATCATACTTCAGACCAGCACACATGTACGTTGGAGATTGCAATACAATCTTCCAAGTAGCCAGCGAAGGTATTGCGTGGTGCGATACGCCTAGTAATGTTACAGCAAAACCGTCACAAGGTCTAAAAGTGATTACAACATCAACGTGGCTAAAAGAGCACATGGAGAAAAAGGGAATTCACGTAGAACAAGTAATACCAAGAGGAGTAAATGACGAAATGGCACAAAGATTCGTAAACTTTGACTATAACGCTAGGAGAGGATATATCATCATAGGAAAAAATAGACCATACAAAAACATAGACAAAGTGATAAAATTGTTCGAGGGAAGAAGAGCAGAATTAACAGTCGTCAGTGACCATCCATTAGCAGATTTCGATTTTTTCTCGCTCCCTGAGAATGTAAAATACTACCTCCTATCACATTCACTATTTTACATAGCAGTTAGCGATGCAGAAGGATTCAACATTCCCCCAGTTGAGGCAATGAGCGTCGGAACACCACTAATTTACGTGAATAAGCATGCATATAAAGATTATGCATGCGGGATAGAGATAGACAACGTCAATGACATAAGAAAGATAGAAATTTCGAGAGAGGAATGGGAAGATCTGAGCTGGAAGTGCTTCTATCGGTCCTTGAGATACTACTACATAACAATTGGTCAAGAATTGTGGGGATGGTTAAAATAATAAGCGAGAAAAAACAAAACATAAAGCATGGGATTCGTACGCCATGATCCTAAAGAGTTAATATGGCAAAGCGACATCAATTTCGCACTACATGCGTCGGACGACTTCCTAGTTGTGAATGTAGCTAGAGAAATAGAAAACCCAAAGGCGAAAATATGGCTAAAGTATGACGACTTTGTACCAATTGACGTTGAAGACTTGCTAACAGTTGCTGAAATCACAAAGTCAAGATTCAAGAAAGGGGAAAAGACATTGATTCATTGCGTCGCTGGAGTCCATCGTAGTGTGACATTTGCCTTAGCGTCACTTATGTACGTGTACAACGTAAAGATAAAAGACGCAATGAAAATGTTATGCCCACCATGCATCGACTTTAATACTTACGTGCACGAAATACCATATCACTTTTTATCCCTAGAAGAGTTTTATACTAGGTACATGAGGTGAGTAAAAAATGGGAGACGATATAATAATAGATGCAATAGCAGTAACTGGTGCAATAGTAATAGCGTCCCTTCTAATACTAATCTCAGCAACAAATCCTTCACTCTTCAATAACCAGAATTTCGACAATATGTTAAATGAATTAATTATAGCTATCGCATCAGTTATATCATATACGCTTGGTAAAAACGCAAGAAGATCAGGATGATTAAAAGATGGAGAGTATCGAGGAGTATTTCAAAAAAAGAGATTGTGATTACTGGAGAGAGTATCCACACGCATACGGAATGCTCAACGTATATCAACGTAGTATACAGATAGTAGGAGCTGATTGTGGTTCAACAGCACTTTATTTCTTGTTAAGAGGAGCATCATTCGTCGTTCAGTATGAGAAAGAAGAACACCTACGAAAAAAATGGGAAGAAGTATGTGCTTATTTCAACATTTGCAATAAGGCAGTAATGAAGGGAGAGTGGGATGGAGTATACGAGAATGTTGATATCTTTGTAATGGATTGTGAAGGTTGCGAGGAAAAGTTAAACGTAAATATGCTTACCAGATACAAACAATGGTGCGTAGGAATACACGATTGGACAAAGAATCGTGTCGAATTAATGAGAAAAATGAAAGGAGCTACCTTCACTTACGTGAGTGACGACGGAAAAGAAATAACTCTTTGTAAAATTTAAAACCACTTTGCGATTTTTTTAAAGAAGTTTATTATGTCATTAGCGATTTTAACGTCAGTTTGCGGAATTTCTATAATCACTCTTGGAGTCACAACTGTCCCTACTTCGTCGATGCTAAAACAGTAAGAGAAGACAGCATAAGGGTCAGGGGGTGAAGCTACGGTAATTCCTGCCTCTTGCTCATACTCAATAACCTCAGCATAATCATAAATGATCGCATACAAATTGATGGAACCAGGCTTCACCTCAATTAGACGCCCGCTAAGAGAGACCAAGTTAACGAACCCATACTCAGGAACACAAACCACTGAGTTCGGAGGAAGAGAAAAGACAAAACCAACTGTCAATCTGTTAGAAGGAGGTCTTAAGATAGCTAGAGAGTACAAGGGAATGTCGTTAAGGTCGTTAATATAGGTCGAGGCACCGTTACCGAAGTAAACGTCAGCAAAAGCATTACCAAAAATGTACTCCGGGACAGCGTATTGCTGACCGTTAATGTTTAGAACGGCACCCCTAAGCAGAGACACGAGTTTGCGTTCAGATGTTTTGTTAACGAAAATCCAAATGACCTCACATTGACTAGGATTGTACAAGTAATAAAGAGCTAGACTATCATTCTCCCACAACTTTGTAGCACCTTGAGGAATACCAGAAGATATTTTTATCGACTTTACATCTGCACGAAGATGCCTCATGTTCACCAAATAAAATATAAATCCCTAGAAAGTAAAAAAGATTGTGGGTAAACAAGAATGGTAAGCTTATTCCACTTCAAGAAAGAGATTAAAACACCCAGATCACTCTTCGTGTCAACAAAAGCAGAAATGCCACTAGTATTAATGGTAGCAATAGGAAAACATCATGCAGTAGGAATTGGAGAAGTTGGAGATAAATCAGCAACAGTAGAAAAATTCATACCCCCATTCGGAGTGAAACCAACACCAGAAGAAATAGCAAAAGAGTTACTGAAAAAACTAGATGTACCAAAAGACGAGTGGGAAACAATACTAGCAACAAGAAAAGAAATCACTTTTTGAGCTCTTTCGCCCTCGAGATAGAACACATTATCTCGAACATATTTTCCCAGGATAATAAGTACTTGGGATTACCATGAAAAAGAAACACTGACTCGATGTCCTCGACGACAACCTCATTCCCATAGTACACTTTACCGTTTCTGACAACAAACTTGGAAGGATAACGAGCCATAAGACAAGCAATATGATACTTGTAAGGTGTAACATTAGGATCCAATGTAATTGTAGCATAAACTGGTTCACAGTAGAAATATTCACCGTCAAGTTCATACATTGCAACAGAATTATCAAGAAGTTTAACAAAATCAGCACCCAACAAATAAAGAACTCTACATGGATAACCAACAGAATTCATTGCAAGCTTCTTTGCATTTTCCGTCGAAGTAAAGCGTACTACTGGAAATGGAGAAAATAACGATATATCGTGATAATCATAAACACAACCCTTCAAGACTTCCATAGCATATAATATGAGCTCATTACCAGACTTATTAGTCGCAAGATCAACCATTGCAACAAAATTATCTGGTAATGTAGACCCGTAATAGTATCTGAACCCCGAAGGAGTAATTATACCACCATAATATCTATCACGTGAAGCAAGAAGTACGGGGACAGTAGTCATACTTTCGCCTCCAACTTCTTCCTCATATCCTTTATACGTTCCTCATTCATAACTTCACGATAAACTGGAACTACCATGTCGAAAAGCTCTAGAAGATCACGACCCTTTATCTTGCTACTTAGTGTGTTGCTAACGGGGAATTTATAACGAACGCAACCTCGCATTTCGCGCTCAAATATTTGTATACGCACCAGTAAGTTATAAAAGCTTACCGTTGACAATACCGAGATAATTACCGACCTAACTAGGAAATAATCATCTGGAGCACAATATTTAGGATCATATTTAGCAACAAGAATAACGGGCTTTGGTGCATCAAGTAGCAAAGCAAAAGAGCAGAAGCGGGAAGATAAGACCAATAAGTTAAATAAGTATCCGTTACCACCAACAAGATGAACAATACCATTACTAGTATAGAAACCATAGTTATTATTCTCCACATAATCAACCGATGTACCACGATAAATTAAAGCACCTTGAAGAGAAATAGAATTCCACTCGTTAACTAGGTCGTAAATCTCCTTAAATACGTAACCATCAAACTTAGGAGACGCAGAAGGATCATTAAGTAGCAAATCGTGAAAAGTGTTATTCATTAAATTGACAATGTCATAGGGCAAAAGATAGTCGATACTGTAATAATACGGGAGAAGGGAATATACTTTCTTCATGAAAGGTAACTTCATAATAACATCAGCAACAACATCAGTAGGTAACATTATAGCCCAGCTCATGCAAAACCTCAGTTATTTTCTTGAAAGCGTACTCGTAATCTTTACCAGTATACTCATAAAACATTTCAATCATGAGATTTAGCACGTGATGATCAATAGTATAGCCATTGATATAACGTGACGACTTAAGAGTTTCAATCATTTTCTCAACGAGTTCGAATTCATCGACCATATGTTAAATGAATGAAAAGGAGACTTAAAAACTTTGTCGAATAAATTGTAATAAAAATACAAACGATAGAACAAAAAATAAGATAGAGAGAGCAAATGACATAGGATACTAAGATAAGAGATACGAGGAATGAGAAAATGAAAACGAGAAACTAGATACGGGAAACAATGACATTAGATACTAACGAACGAGACGTGAAGAACGAGGAAAGAGAAACGAGAAACGAGGAAAGGGAAACAATGACATAGGGTACTACGAACGAGATACGAAGAAATAAAAGAATGAGGAACTAGGAACTACATACCATACCCCCATATGGTAACATATCAAAATGTATCTTCTTAATAAGAGGCAATGACTTAGGATCCTACATACTACACACGGATGTTACATGTAACATGTTACATGTTACGTGTATTGCACAGATACTTTACGTTGTATGTTGTATCTTGATACTTGATACTACATTCTCTATAAAGA